ACCAGACAGCATTCCAAACGATTCCACTAGCGGTACTGTTGCAGTATCTATACCGGTCATGACTTTGTCCATACCGATATTTTTTACACCCTGAAAACTTGCATCGAGGCGTTTTGCTCCATCAACAAGTGGAAGCATTATTCTTTGATCTGCTATCTTTTTTAATCCATCTAAGCTATGACGTGTAATATCAGCATTGTCAATCATATCTTGAAATGCTGCGCCTAAGTCTGCTTCTTCTGTAGCTTCTTGCATGTCTTCCATGCCAACTGTCAGAAGATCACTATCAAAAAAGTTTTCTACTTCAGCTGCTTCGAGACCCAGTGAGCTAGCGACAAGATTTCTTTGTGCTTTCGTTAAATCTTCCATAGCAATACCTTGCTCGTCGAAAGAGTCACGTATTCTATGCAAAAATGCTTCTTCGTCCTCGTTTGCCAGCTGCATCATTTCCATGGCATCCATGTGCACACCAAAGACAGACGTCAATTTGCCTATTTCTGCTGCTGCTGTATCAAATGACATAAATTTATTAACCATGTTACCAAAAGATCTATAGCTTGTTCCTAGCTGTTGCAACGTACCGGCAATTCTCGCTGCTTCGTCTTCCTGAACATTTCCAAATGTCTCAACATTTGTAATAATAGTCTTGACACCGTCTGCTATTTGCTTAAATGACACGCCCGTTACACTTGCTACTTGCTTAGAGTATGCAGCAATATTCTCAAGCATTTCAGTGCCACCCTTTCCAGTACGCTGAATCTGTCTTTGAATGATCTGTCCGACCTCATCCATAGAGATGCCTAAACCCTTTGCATATGTTGATGCCTGCTGCGTTTGAACCTGTGTCATCTCATTGAATCGCAGCTGGTACTTATCATAAAACGTCATCGTCAAGTCGCGCTGTGCTTGAGCCATCTCATTAGTATCTTGAAATACTCGTGCAAGAATATTAATCTGCTTTGTGGTTCCAGGTATTGTTGTTTTAAGTTCTTCTGGCAGATCTTTCAATGCATTGCCAAATGATGTAAATGTATCAAGTGACTTTTTCATCTGCTTTTGTGCAGCCAGCGCAGTTTGATTTGTTATGTTGTCAACATCAGCCACACCACCATATGTCCGCTGAATCGGATCGTATAGTGCACGTGACTGTGCCAGCATCTTGTCTGTCGTCGCTTCAAGTTCTTTAAGCTTGTCTATTCCTTTAGTTACTGATTTTGCTGCATCGCTTATTCCTGTTTTTACTTTATCAACTACAGCTGCTAAACCTGATTTTGTGTTTTGGGCTTGACTTATTTGACTCGAAAGATTAGCTTGACTTGTATTTTGACTAACAAGTGATTGATTTTGTCCTCCACTTGGAACATTAGTACTTATACCTTGTAGTAATGTAACTATAGAGGTTCCGGCGCCATCTATATCTGTCAAAGCAGCTCTAAAAGCCTGCGTAATATCGCTTTGTGAGAGTGTCATTATCTATTCCCATTAGTCATATAGTATAATTATATAGCTAAATAAATTTCATGACATTTTCTTTTTGATCATATCATCAAACTTATTAAAATTACCCATATCAATAGGCTCATCATCTTTATTGTGATCGTTTATTTTTTGGAAATGCTTTACAAGTCTTTTGACAAACCACTGCCTATATCTCACAGGAAGATTTTTGACTTCTGAATACTGCATATGCAAATGAAATTGCAATGCAAATGACTCCTCTAGAAATACTTCTCTATAATTACTCGGAAGGCCAAAAAAACTCGGATGACATCGGAACTATCACCGAAGAAACGTTTGTGCAGTCATCACAAGCTAAGTCATATTCCATTTTAATTCCGGGCTCATTTTCTTTTATAAAATTTCTTAGAGACTTACTATCAAATGCCGGCATGTATTGGACAAAATGACGAATTTTATTTTGATCTCTGATCCCATCAATTGACATAATACACTGTTCAAGATTTGCAGTTACATTATTTTCTACAACTGTGTCAAAGTGTTTATTCATTTTTTCTCTTGTTTGGCTCATCGCTCTTTCATCTCTTACAGTTATGAACTTAAAAGTAACATTCTTTTTAGTAACTGGAAGCGTAAATTCAAATTCATTTAAACCTTTTTTAATAGGATTGATTTCTAAGAACTTAATAGGTAAGTTACCAAGATCTACTGTTTTATTATTTGAATGACTACACTTTGGGCAGTCAACAACAACGTTGTAGTCCTGACCGTACCCAGTAACCCTGATCGATATCATTAAGGCATTCCTATCGCCAAGTATCATTTCATCTACATTAATACCATCATCTGTTATGCATGATTTAACTAAAGTACTGACTGTCTCGCCTCTTTTTAAAAGAGCCGGGGACGTTAAAATGTCTTCTTCTTTTGCAGTCATTGCCTTAATGTCAATAGTTTCTCTATTGTACAACATGCTGTCCGGATCGTAGACTTTTCCTTGCGAGGGAAGAGGCACTGTCTCAATAGGCACCTCCCAATTAAAATCCTCTTTGAGCACATTTCTAGTAGGTGGTGCCGCCATATAGTATCTCCCTTTTCTAACTTAATAGTAAATAAGAAACGTAGCGCGTAAAATAAAAAGCCGGCATAGCCGGCTTTAAACAAAGAAGATAATTTTAATTTAAAACTGAAGGACGCAGTTGTCAAAGCCTAATGATAAATCAATCTTCATTAATTCATCACCACTATAATCTAATGCACCCATCGTTGCACTTTTAATAAATGCACCTTTAATGTCCCAGAGTTCTACAACTGTTCCTACAGGATCTAAAAGCTTAAGCTGGATATCACGCTTATAGAAGTCAGCATAGCCTGCTCTTCCCGATACAGACTCGTAGTGTGTTCTAATCCATTCCATTACTTGCTGTGCGCCAGAAGGTGCTATTGGATCATGAAGTGAAACTGATATATCACCCATATCTAATTTTCCTGATACTCGTCTATACGAGTTAATAAAATCAATCTTCTTTTCAGACAGCGTAAAGTCAGGTCTTTTTGTCGACATACAAAGGAAAGAATCGATTCCCTCAATTGCGAGAACCCACCTATAACTTCTTTTGGGTTCAAACTTATTTGGAAGTAAGTCGGTAACTGATAGTGTTTCTGCCATTTTTAGCTCCTAAAATTGCTTTCTTTATTAAGTATCTCTTAAAAGAGATTTTTAAATTTCTGCGCCTGCATTTGTAACAACAAAGTCCAATGCTATGAATTCTGCAGTTCTGGTTGGTTGTAAGAAGATTTTTCCTCTAATCGTATTGTTTTCAACATCTGCTTGTGTTGTAGTAGTTGTATCGATAACAACCTTGTAGCGATCAACGCCGCTCTGTTCTTGTACGCTTTGAAGAATAGGGTTAACTAGTGCACTAAATTTTTCTAATGTCTCTTGACGATTAGGTTCAAATAAAAGTGAATTTGCAACATTGCGAACCGATCGTCTAATATCTATAAGCAACCTTCTTACATTAACCCTGTCTAATGCCGATGGAGCGGCCATCAATGTTTTCTGACCCCAGACAACTACTCCTGTTCCGGGGAATGCTGTCAATGGATTAATGTCTGCACTATATAGATCATCAAGATTTGTTCTATTTAGTCTTACTGCAGCTAGTTCAACTGATTCGAGTGCTCCTCGCGTAAATCCTGCAGGTGCAAACCATGGATGGGCTAAGGCATCATTCAAGCTGAATGCGCCTAAAACGCTTACAGAGGGTGGAACTTGAACATTGCCCAATGTTGTGGGATCCTCTACTACCATGTCAGGAAAATACACTGCTGCAAAAGAAGAATCTAATCCTCTGTTGGAAAATGCATTTACTGTATTTAGCACGCTAATATTTTGCACTGATGAAGTCACCACTGTATTGAGCGTGTCTCTTTCTTCTAAATCCATAATGTACATTGCATCGAATCTATTTTCAACAGCAGTTATTGCATAGTCTGTAACCGTACTCTTCCTGATGCCAGGTATAGCTAGTAACTGAATGTCTACGTCAGATTTAGATCCCATAATATCAACTGCTTTTCTATATGCAGCAGTTGATGAACCCGCAGTTCCAAACTGACCTGTTTCATCTGTTATTTCTCTCACAACAGACGTATTAGTCATTTCTAATTTTTGCTCATTAAAGATATTTAGTCCATCAAATCCGCCCTGGAGGAAGAAAGTAAATTTTGCATAACGTGAATTTGCTACTCTTTCTAAATCAGCTACTTTAAATGCGCGCGTTTTCAAGTCTGTATCTATAGCAATTACACCATTTCGCACATAAGATGCACTTAGCCAATATTCAGAATCTGCATATCCACCGTTTGCTGTACTTCCTGTTCTGACTTTAATTCTTTCCAGAGAAAAGATGTTGTTGTTGAATAAATCGCAGTCCAAAACAGATCCATTAACATTGGCAGCGCCTGGATTTTCACCTACAGAAAAATCTGTGGTTCCTACAATGTGATTTGGAAAATATTTTGCATATGATTCAAACGTAGAATCAAACAAACTTTGCTTATTAGGTTCATTAACGACTGTTTTTCTATTAGTTTGAATGCCCCAATAAAGACGTGAATCAGCTCTTTTATTAATACCGGTCGATAAAGCGACTGTTTCTCTATATGGGATAGGTAATTCTCTCACATGCCTTAGCACGCTATCTACTACGTAAAGGCTGTCAGCTTCATTACAAAGCATAGTGCCAGATGTTACTAAGTGAGATGGGCCACGAAAGCCCATGGGGAGCGCATCAGCAGGAATATTTCCATTTTTTAAATTATTTGAAGGTTTAATTCTCACATAATTAGATCTAACAGGATAATCACCTTCCACAATTATTTTTTGTGAAGATGACTCGTCATCAAAATCAAAATAAGTGTTTTGATCACCAATCATTCTACTAATATACTGTTCTGAGCTTGTGTCAAGTGAAAGACCTCTAAATGACTCTAGTACGATTTTCTCTTCATCAGTATCATAAAAGCTTCTAACCGTTAGATCA